TTAAGCTAATTCATCTTTTAGTTGATTTTCAAATATTATTGATAGCTCCGCTAACGTAGCACCCCAATTTGGAGTAGGTTGACTCCATTTTTCAATTATCTCCATTGTAGCTAAGTAAACACTCTTATTTAAAGATTCATCAGTTGGAAAAATTACTCTAACCTTAGTAAATTTACGTATTTGACGATTAAATCCTTCTAACACATTTGTAGTATATATCATCTTTCTTATACTTGGAGAGAATTCAAAGAATTTTGATAGATTACTCCAATTATTGTACCAAGAGTCTATAACTATACCATATTTATCACACCATAAGGTTTTTAAATTATCTAGCTGCGCTAACGCAAGTTCCTCAGTTGCTGCCTTATAAACTTCCTTTAAAACCTTCATAAATGCTTTCTTATCCTTTGAAGATATGTATTTTATTGAATTTCTTATTTGATGAACAATACATGTTTGAATATTTACTGATGGAAATACTGTTTTAATAGCTTGTGGTAATCCTTTTAGTCCATTCATAATGCAATTAATATTTCTTTAACATCTCTATTTTTAAGTCATTACAAATTCCTAACCAGAACTTAGCACCTTCTGCTTCATCAACCCATATACCTAAAATATCTTTATATCCCTCCATTGTATATCCTAAACAAATATAAACAGCTTTGTTAACTATTTTCCCGTTACTTCTAACTTTAAAATGCATAGCATATAAATAAGCTATAGGATATATTTTATCTAAAGCTCTATTTTGCCATTCGGTAGCGCTAGCTAATACTTTATCTGTTATTTTAGATACCATTGATGGTGATATAGTTATTCCATATATATCCTCAATTTCTGTTTGAATATCACTTGTACTTATGCCTTTCGCATATAGAGATATAATCTTTTTATCTAATTCAGTACATACAGTTTCATATTTTTTTATAATTTGCGGTTCAAATTCAGCATTTCTATCATGGGGTACGTCTAGGTCGACGTAACCGAAGGAACTTCTTAAATTCTTGATACTATAACCATTCCTATAGTTTTTCTTAGTTTGATCAACTATTTCTACACGTTTATATTTATTTCTTGCTAGATGTTCTTCCATTTTACCTTGTAATATATTTTCAAGAATATCTTTAACTAATCTTTGTATTAATTCATTTCTACCCATAACATCATCAATTGTTTTACATCTTTTAGTTAATACAAAAAAACAGTAGATAGATTTGTTTTTACACAAATCTATCTACTGTCCCTTATTTAATTAAATTTTATATTAATTGTATAATAAATGTAATGTTTTAACAAATATATCTTATTTAAACTTTATTTATATAGCCTAAAATTGTTAATATAATTAACTATATAGTTTATGTATTCTCATTAGTTTTAAGATATGCTTTATACAAAATTGGAATTAAATTAAAGTTATCCTTAACAGAACCTTTTATTGTGTAATATTTTATAGTACTTATCACACTTCCTATTCCCAAAACTCTATAAATATAATAATTTTCTGCAAGCATCTCAGATACTCTAACTTCAGTATCACTTATATCGAAAGGTGTATTTATATTGCCTTCTGTTGTTTTTACCTCTATATATATTTTATTCCATTCTCCATCTTTAACATTCCACGAAATAATATCATATCCTAATCCATCACCTTTCTCTTTAGATACCCATTCAACTTGTTCACTTAAATCTACTCTCCCTAACTCCATTAATTTATTTTTTTCAAGTAAAACAACAGCCTCTTCGCCTATATCTCCTTTTTTCTTATTTCTCCTACTCTTTTTATCATAATTAATTTTTCTACCTTTTTCTTTTATTTTAACAGATGGTTCTCTTATTTCTATACCACTGGGACTATCATATTCTTTAAACTCTAAATTATCTATATCTAGTACAAATTCCGTTATTTCATCTTCTCCATCATTATCATTTATATCTAAATCAATAGAAATTTCATTTTCAATTTCTTTATTATTAAAATTTTTTAATCTATATTTTTGTGGTCTAAACCTTTTATCTATTTCAAATTTATCCCTATGCCTTTCTGATAATTCTCTTGATACTATATTTTTATGACCTATTGATTCTTTTATATTTGATCCCCAATTAAATTTTCTTTCATTTAAAGCATTAAATACCTCTTTATAAGTCATCCATTTATTTTGATTGTCCTTAAATATTTGTATTATATCATCTATCATTTAGCTTCACTCCCAAGAAAAATATATACTTATCATTCCAATTATTCATAAATTTATTTATTTTTTAATATCTTTTATAGATAAAATAATTATATTGGTGATAAATATGCGTAGCCCCATAAAATGGGTTGGTGGAAAATCTAAATCGCTAAAATACCTTCTACCTTTAATTCCTCCTCACGAAGGTTATGTTGAAGTTTTCGGTGGTGCTGGTTGGTTACTGTTTGCAAAATCCCCTTCTAACTGGGAAGTAATTAATGATTTGGATGAAAATCTAAGCAATTTTTGGATGGTACTTAAAGAAAAAGAGAATGAATTTATTGATAGTTTTAAATATGAAGTAATTAGTCGCTCTATCTTTAATAATTATAAGGAAATTTATAAAAATAAAACTTATCTTGATAATGTTAATAAAGCTCATATTCTTTATTATCTATTAAAGGCTGGAATTGGCGCAAGCTTACCAGATGGTGGTGGATGCGGTTTTGGTAAATCAAAAGGAGTAAGCCGCCTAAGATTGGACAAGCTTCCAAATGATATTGTACAAGCTCATAACCGCCTATTAAAAGTAACTATTGAATGCCAAGATTTTAGAAATATAATGTCATACTATGATACTGAAAATACATTTTTTTACTTAGACCCACCTTATAGAGATACTTCTCGCTCATCTTATCCTGTTGGAAAATTTACAGACAAAGATTATTCTGATTTAAGTAATCTATGTAAAAACATAAAAGGAAAATTTTTATTATCAATAAATGATGATTACTTTATTAAATGTCTTTTCTCAAATTTTAATATCACACATATAAATATTCCTTATAGCGGAAGTAATCAAAAAAAAGGACGTGAAAATTACCCTGAATTAATTATCACAAATTATACTATTAATTAATTTTTAAATATAAAAATCCACGACATTTCTGTCGTGGATTTTTTGGTGAAGGCAATACATGACCTTTCAAATCCACCATTTAACTTTTAAATTTTATATCATACTAAAATACAAGACCTTTCTTCTATACTAAAGCCACTATCTATTAAATCATTATCACACTCTTCTATAATGTAGTCTGGTATAATTTCATAGTCAAATGGATTTAATTGAAATAAATAATCATTATCTACATGGTAAGTTTCGTTTACAAATTTTTTTATTATATCATTAGAGCTATTTTCATTTTTAATAACTCTAAAAATTTGAAGCTTTTCGTAATTATTTTTCGACTCAATATAAGCATTTATTAGAATCTCATTACTTAATAATCTATCTAATTCAGTATCATAATCAAAATCATTTATAAACTCTTTTATTTTATATGTTGCTTCTTCTATTTCATTATACTCCATTAAAACCTCTTTCTTTATTCCATTTATTTTCTTATCAGTGATAGGTTCTTTTCTTTTATGAAATAAATTTGATAGTAAGTTCCATTCTAATCCCTTCGAATCATTAATTTCATATAATCGTCTTAAATATATTAACTTATTAATATTATTATCTAGTCTTAGTATATTTTCTTTCACTATTTCAATAAATGTTTTAATATCATAATAGCAAATTTCTTTCTCAATAATCTCTCCATTTTTATTTGATATAAAATATGCATTAGTTTTAATTTCATTAAACTTATATCTAAAATTTTTCACCATATCTACTATGGGATCAAAGTCATGAGTTAGCATCAATACAGTGTTGTTTCTAAAACTATTTTCTCCTTTAAATAATTTATTTATTATTGCATATTTTTTATTCTTATCAAACGAAGAAATAGGATCATCTAAAATTACCAGGTCTGGTTTCTTATTTAAAGTTTCATACATAAATAGAATTAAAGCAAAGGCATTTTTTTCCCCATAACTTAAATATAAATTTGCATTATTTAATTCTTTACAACAATCTTTATGTTTAAATACCATCTTATACTCATTATTTTTAGATTCTATATTTACCTCATATTTATAGCCTGCATATTTTAAAAAGTTATTTATTTCTTTTTTATATTTTTCTATTCTTTTTAAAATTAAACTTTTTTGTTTATTTATTTTTCCTTTTAATATCCCGGCTTTATTAATAAGATCATTTAATGAATTATTTATTTTTCCTATTTTTTCTTCTGTAAAACCAGTGTTTAAATTTGGTAAGAAATCCAACTCTATTCTATATCTTTTTATTTTCTCAATTATTTCATCAACATCTTTTAAAGAAAAAAAACTTAAATTTTTTAATTCATTAAATCTTTCTAGTAAAATATTAACTTGTGACTTAATTAATTTTAAATAGTTTATATGCTCACTCGATAGTCCACTTATACTTTGGGTTATTTCGCTTATCTTTTTATTGGTTTCATCTGTAAAATATAATTTCAAATTATTAAACACATCCATAACCTTATTTAAATGTTCAATATATTTGGAATCATATTCTTCACTTACCTTTAGAACTTTTTCTTTCTTACTAGTAATATCAGTTGTGCAAAAATAGCATTTACAACTAATATCTAAATATTCTTTACCAGTAACCTGCCATTTTATCCATTTAGAATTGACATCACTTTTTATATAATCACCGTATTCTTCTAAACCGTCAGGAATATGTATTATTTTATTACCATTTTTCAATCCTTTTCCTATACTTCCTGCTGCTGAATACCCACTACTAGACTTTCCAAAACATTCTGTTAGAGTATTTAAGTCTTGAATTAACTTATCTAACTCCGGATTTTTATTAAATGTATCTCTAACCTCTTTGATAAGCTTTTCAATTTCACTCATTAAATTATCATATTCTTCATTCTTTATAAAAACTTCATAACTATTTTTCAATACCTCATCTTCTTGAAAAACATATTGATTAACATATTATTCATTAAAAATATTTACTGTATTAATCCCTTCTAGCCCTTCTACTATAGGCGCAACCTCTTCTCCACCATTTAAATATTTAAATGGTTTTAATTCAATTAATTTTTCTTTATTCTCAATACAATATTTTATTGCTTTTGATATAGTACTTTTTCCAGTTCCATTTATTCCATACTTTATATTTAATTCGTATTCATTTATTTCAATATTAGCTAAGTCAATATTATTACAATTTTTTATTAATAAATTCATTTCTTTCCCCTATACTATACAATTTTATGAATAGATTCCCCAATCTCTACTTAAAAACCAACTTGGTGTCCATTTGACATAATCTTCTGGACAGAACGTTTCATTTAGTATTTCAATACTTTTTATTTGTTGAGGTAATATAGATAAATTATGATTACTTAATGGACTATCCAAATCATAAAAATGATATCTATTTTCTCCATCTCTATATCGTCTACTTGGTCCGTAATCAAATGGTACGCAAACTCTTGTAATTCTTCCCTTTTCATATGAATCAAATACTACTTTAACTAATTTCATTTATAGCTTGTACAAAGCTTTGGTTAATCATATTATCACTCCTTATAATAAAATAAAAAACTGCACACTTATAGTGTACAGTTTTATCTTTCGTTGATTTATTGTCCAATCACTAAGGCTTGGATACATTTTAACGACTTATTAATTAAAATCATTAATATTAATATCGCTAAATTGTATGTATTTCTGCTAAAATGTGCACATATCTTTATTTATATATTTCCACATACTAGCTAGCCAGAGCTTGGTCAACTGACGTCAGATGACGGATTTCAAATCTTACATATCACGAAAATGCACGATTTAATCAATCAGCAGTCAACACAACTTACTTAATTTGATTAAATCCGCTCCCTAAGAATGATGCAAAAAATCACCTTCTTCAAAGGTTACTTAAATATGGAATTAATATCCGATGTTGATGCGGATATTGAAGCATAAAACAAGGCAGGATTTCTTACAATTATTTAGGAGGTCCTGCTCATTTTAGTCATCGTTAGATAAATACCATCCATGTTCACGATGAATACTTGGTGCATGTGGAGTTTCATTACCCCATGCTCTTTTACTCATCTCTCTATCAAATCTTGTAAGTAAGTTCTGTAAGCTACAAGCCGCTCTAAAATCATCACCTGAAGAGCAATAGTCTAGTCTTACTTTTTCTCGTGCTGTATCAAGTTCCGCATCTGTTGCATTCTCAAACCACTTATTACTATAAAGATTTGCTTTTTCTATCTGCTCTTTCAAATTATCAAATAATTCTTTTATAGCATCTTTATTCTTCAATCCAAGCAAGATAGCAATAAGTGTAGGTATGCTTATACCAATGAGCGTAAGCTGCTTTTTATGTGCTTTTATCCAAGTCAAAATTCGATTTTTATCTTCTGAAACTTCTTCTAATCCATGTTCATTCTCAATTTTTTTACTCATAAGATTTCTCTCCTTTCAACTTCTCTTCCTCTATAACAGTACTTGTAATTTTTGCGATGAGATTATTGTTTTCAACACAACATACACAGTTCCACATTATTAGCTCCATGTCTTATCATTAATAGAAATATTATAAACCATTTGCTTTTAACTTACAATATAAGCCATAAATTCTTACATATAACAAATCCCACAACTCAATCAAAATAGTCCAAAGTATAATCTAAATTACATTATACCCTTGACCCAACTCTATCCACATAAAACTCTACTCTTTCTTAATTTTTAAAATAAAACTTTACACCATATTTTAAATCTACCTCAACTTTATCAATAGTAGCATTCCAAAGCATTTCATCAAATTCTGTAATTAACCCTTCCTGCTCCTCTAACTTACCTATAAATTCTTTTATACTATTAAATTTAATCTTCTGATCAAATATCTTTTTCTCTACCTCTTCAACTCTATTCTTTACTTCTTCATACTTATTAGCTAATTCATTATATTTACTTTCATACTCTTCTTGATTTAATACTGTATGTGCATTTTTTTCTACATGCTTCTTAAGTAGCTCTATTAAAACCTCAGCTTCATTTTCTAATTTCAACTTTTCTTTTTCTAGTTTTGAAGTATCCCCTAACACTTCAATTATTTCTTTATAATCTCTCAATATCTCATCTTTATTTTCTATCATCTCATTAAAAGCTTTAACAAATAATTCTTTAAGATTGTCTTCATATATATGTGGTGTTTTACATTTTTCATTATTATCGTATTTATGGTTACATCTCCATACAACCTTTCTATATTTACTATTTGAGTGCCAAGTCTTACTCCCATAAAACCCACCACACTCACCACATATTATCTTCCCAGAAAAGCAAGAATTACTTCTTCTCAATCCTCTATCACTTCTTCGCCTTTCAAACTCTGCTTGTGCTAAATCAAATACTTCTGCACTTATTATTGCTGGATGACTATTCTCAACATAGTACTGTGGGACTTCTCCTTCATTAACTTTCTTTTTCTTTGTAAGAAAATCTACAGTAAAGCTCTTTTGAAGAATTGCATCCCCCTTATATTTTTCATTATGAAGAATACTTCTAATAGTACTTTCACTCCACACTTTCTTTCCTGCTGGTGATGGAATATTACTATCACTTAAATATTTAGCTATTGTTGTTCCTGCTGTTCCCTCTAAAAACATTTTATATATTAATCTTACTGTTTTAGCTTCTGATTCTACTATCTTAGGTAATCCATCTTCACCTTTTTCATATCCTAAGAACTGCTTATATGGTAAGCTTACCTTTCCATCTGCAAATCTTTTTCTTTGCCCCCAAGTAACATTTTCTGAAATTGACCTCGATTCTTCTTGGGCCAAGCTAGACATTATAGTTATTAACAATTCTCCCTTACTATCTAATGTGTAGATATTCTCTTTTTCAAAATACACCTCCACACCTTTATCCTTTAACTTTCTAACGGTAGTTAATGTATCGACTGTATTTCTTGCAAATCTTGATACTGATTTGGTTATTATTAAATCTATTTTTCCTGCCAAAGCATCTTTAATCATTCTATTGAATCCATCACGCTTTTTGGTACTTGTTGCCGATATACCTTCATCAGCATAGACCTCTACAAACTTCCATTGATTATTGCTTTGAATATATCTTGTGTAATGATCTACCTGTGCTTCATAACTTGAAAGCTGCTCTTCATTATCAGTAGAAACTCTTGCATAGGCTGCTACTCTTTTTAATCTTAAATTACCTTCACTAGATACTGTAGTAAAAGTTTCTACTGCCGGTATCATTGTTACCCTTCTTGCTGTTGCCATTTAAACCATTCCTTTCTTTATTACCTTTCCATTTTTTAAAATCACAGTTATGGTTCTATTTTCTTCAACCTCTATTTTCTCTATAGTCTCCTTAAATACTTCTTCATCAAACTCCTTTATCTCTAATACTTGATTAAGTAACTTTATTAATTGTTCTTCATATATTGGCTTTGCTTCACACCCTTCATTTCCATACTTATGATGATTAGAGCAAACCCATGTGCTCCTTCCACTTCTATCTTTATGCTTATAGTTTTTACCACAAATTCCACATTGTATTTTAGAGGTAAATATATAATTTTTCTTTCCTGGCTCACATTTATATTTAATCCTATTAGCTTTCATTATCTGTTGGGCTCTTTCAAATATTTCACTATCTATAATTGCGGGATGTGTTCCTTCTGCATAATACTGTGGTACTATTCCTCTATTTTTAATTAGCTTCTTAGTTAAGTGATCCTTAACATATTTCTTTTGTAATAATGCATTACCTATATACTTTTCATTTTTAATAATGTCTGCTACTCTTTCAGAACTCCATTTCCCATCTCTTAATTTTTTCACCTTCATTTCTCTTAACTTTTTAGCTATTGATGTGCACCCATATCCATCTAAATAATCTTGAAAAATCATTCTCACTATTTGAGCCTCTTCCTCATAAATCTCAATTTTCCCTTTGTCTATCCTATAGCCATAAATAAATCTTAAGTTTATAAGTTCACCTTGCTCAAAGCCTTTTCTAATTCTCCATTTACAATTTTCACTTACTGACCTACTTTCTTCTTGAGAAAAAGAAGCGAGGATGGTAAGCATTAACTCACCATCCCTGCTCATACTATGAATATTCTCTTTTTCAAAAAATACATCTACATTTAACTCTTTTAATTCCCTTACAGTTTCTAACATAGTTACTGTATTTCTTGCAAATCTAGAAATTGATTTTGTTATAATCATATCTATCTTTTTATTTCTGCATTCATCCAATAACTTATTGAATTGTTCCCTATTGTCCTTAGTTCCTGTTACAGCTTCATCTGCATAAACACCTAAATAGCTCCATTCATTATTATTTTGAATAAGATTACTATAATAGCTTACCTGAGCTGAAAGTGAATGAAGCATTGCATCTTTACCGCTAGATACTCTTGCATAAGCAGCTACACGTTTTTTACTTGGAATTTTTGAAATTCCTTTTTGTATCACTTTAATAGTTCTTTCCATTAAATCACTTCCTTCCAGGTGTCAATGTTAGCTCTACAAAATATATAAATCAAGTTATAAAGCCCCAACTACAGGATTATATTTTTTAACTAATAACTTATTTATTTTCTTATAATCCTTTTTATCTATTATTTCTTTTACTAGCATTGATTTTGCTATAGCTATTGCTACTCTATAATTCTTTTCACGATTAAATTGTTCTTCATTCATTTTCCCTATCCCCTTTACCAAAACGTTTCTTAATATAACAATTATGACTACAATACTTCCTATTCTTATTTCCATAGCTTTTAAACTTATTACCACACTCAGAACAAGTTAATGTATAATATGCTTTTCTATCAATACAATAATCATGTTCTTTCCACCATTGTCTCCTACATTTATCAGAACAGAACTTTTTTCTTTTACCTTTCTCACTTTGCTCTAATTCCTTCTCACACTGCTTGCATTTAATATGTTCCTCTATCTTAGTATTAACGCTACCTACCCTTACTCCACCTAAATTATTTCTTCTACAAAAAGCCTTTACCGTATTCTCTGATATCTCTAAATCTACTGCTATTTTAGAATAACTATATCCTTTTTCCCTTAAAACCTTTATTCTTTCTTTTTCATTATTAGTCATATGAATCCTCCTAAATCGACTTATATAAATTTATTACTACATATCACTCTTAAATTTATACAAGTCAACATTATCCATATTAATTCTATTTATTAAAAATCATAACAGTTGCATCAAATCCGCTGGCTTTAAGCTTTTGAACTTGCTTATCTGCATTTTCTCTAATAGAAAAAGAACCTGCCATAACTCTATATAATCTTTTACCATCACTAGAATTACTAACAGATTCTTCTTTATAAGTTACTCCTAATTGAGCTAATATAGCTTTTGAAATCGCTTTGATTATCTCATTTTTCTTACTATCAAATAAGCTATTATCTTTTGAATTATCTATAAAGCCTAATTCCATTAATACTGCTGGCGCTTTTGTTTCTCTTAGCACATGAAAGTTTGCTTTCTTAACTCCTCTATTTACAAATCCAATATTAACAATAGCTGCTTGTATTTTATCTGCCATAGCTTTGGATCTACTATCTTGATTTAAATAGGTATAAGTTTCTACGCCTATTGCAGCTTCTGGTTTAAATGCATTTCTATGAAATGATATAAAGTAATCATAATTATTTTTATTCTCATAATTACTTCTTTGCTGCAAACTTAATGTAGTATCAGTAGTTCTTATCTCATCAACAATTACTCCATGTCTTCTTATTTCCTTAGCTACTGCTTTTCCTATTTCTAAAACATCACTACTTTCTTTCCTTCCATTATAACAAGCTCCTGGATCATTTCCTCCATGTCCATAATCAAAACATAATCTACTCATTAATATCATCCTCCCTATTTAATTGATGTAAAACCTCCATAAGTTTTTGTGGAATAGGTAGTCCTATTCTTGCTGAATTTTCTAAAATACTAATTCCTTCATTAGAAATGTAGAAAAAAATAACGGCTGTACGAATTGCACTACCGTTACCTAATATTTTTGAATCAATTATATGAGCTATTGATACCAATATAAAAATCACTACTTTTCTAAAAATACCCTTAAATCCAACTTCACTTGAAATTTTCTTTTCAACTATTCCAGCCATAATTCCAGTAATATAATCTACTGCTACAAATAACACTAAAGCATAAGCTAAACTATCAAGACCTCCAATTAATCCACCAACAAACGCACCTAAAACTGTAACAATAACTTGTAACCCATTAACAATCTCTCTCATAAACAAAAAATCACTCCTTTTATCATTTAATGTGGAGGCATATCAAATACTCCCACTCTATCCACAGTAATATCATATTGTATCTTCATAGTATTAGTTGGTGTTTTTATTATAGGCTCTGGCAATAAAGTGTGGCTTAATGCTGGTACAAAATATCCTCTTCTTAAATAATTATTTCCTGTAGAAGAACCACTATAATATCCCGAATACACTACTCCACTTTCCCAGTCATAAGTAAAATCATCAGCGTAACTATAATCTCCTTGTATTACCTTACTCCAAGACGCTGAATGATTATATATTATTTCTAAATTTTCATCTAAACAATATACTCTCTCAGATTTACTAGCCACCATGATTTCACTTCCACTTCTTAACTTAGCCATATAATAATCATAACCACTTCCTAAATTAAGTTTATTAAAATAGATACCATCCTTTCCTACCTTAACAATCATTGATGTTGTTGATTCTGAACTTGAATTTCTTCCTTGTTGAGTAATGTAAATAAATCCTTCATTAGCACATATATCAATTGCCATATTGCTATATGTGTAATATGCCGAAGCTGGTACACTTATTGTATCTAATAGCGTAAAGTCGTCTTTAGAAAATTTATATACACTCTTTCCATTTGTACTTACTCCCCATAAGTTTCCTATCCTATCATAAGTTATTGCTCTACAAGTTTTTGATATAGTAACTTCCTTAATAAAAGCTAATTCCTTTTTATTAAAAATTCCTATCTTTGTATTATCAACTTTTAAAACATATAATTTTTCTTCATCTATACAAATATTAACCTTATCAAAAACCCATGAACCTTTACTTGATATAAAATTATAATCATAATAAATACTATTTAATCTTGGTGTATATGGAGATGATGAACCTGTAGATCCTAAAGTATATATACTATTAAAGGTTCCATTAGCTGCATGTGTAGGAAAATCAACAACAAAGTGTTTAGTATTATCATATCTTTGACTTTCACTTAAATTTATTGTACCTCTTAATGAACTACTTCCTGAGTATGCTGTCCATAAATCTGAATATCCAATTACTTCTCCATATATAAAGGGATCATATTGATTCTCCTCTATTTCCGCATTTGATAATACCATAACTCTATTTGGCGTATAACTATAATCATTATTATAGACTTTACTAATATATCTTGGATTTAAATTATCTAAAATACTATTATATATCATCTCCATATAAGCAACATTTCCTAATGCTGCTGTTATTCTATTTTCACTTTCAGCTTCATAGATTTTTCTTTTTGTTAATTCGTCAAAAAGTTCAACTTTAAACCTTCCTATAGCTGGTACTACTTCTTTATATTTAACTTTTTCACTTCTGATTCCACTAATTAAATCGTGACTAAAATTAATAGTTTCCCTCATAATTAACCTCCATATTAAATCTCCACTAAATCTATAATTATATTCTCTTTTATGGTTGTACTACTCTTATCTATGTTTGATAAAATGTAATTTGAATTTAATACTTCTATTACACTATTATTTATTATTTCTTCATTGCTATTAATGCTAATAAACATGTCTTTTGATTTTTCTAACCATGGTGTTGTATTGATATAACACTGGTATTCCTTAACTTCTGCATGTGGTGGTTCTGCACTTAATCCACCTTGAAGATTTCTTCCGTCAATCATCAATTGCAAATTCCAAATTGGTATGTTAAATACTCCTGAATCTGTACTTAAAAACACACCAATATAATGAGCCCCTTCTGAAACCTGTGGTATTCCTAAGGGTATTCCTATAGTATTATCTCCTTGCTGCAACTTTACCTTTGGAGTAAAAGTTATATCGTTATTATCTAATTGTATCTTTATAGTTATAGTACATTCTTCCTCAGCTACACCATAAATTGCTAATAACAAAGTTAAATTTGTATTTGCAATTGCACCTACTCCAATATAAATAAATTGCTTAGAAGTTGTATTTATCTGTAAAGATTGAGAATTTGCATAATAAAGCATAGAAGTTAGGGCTTGAGCTACTTGATTTCCTAAATCATCTGTTACAGTTTTTATAATTTTAGTTGGATCTATTGATGTAACAAAATCATCAAGTGGTTGTCCTAATTCAACCTTAGTATTTAATCCTGTTAAAATATCCTTTTTTATTTTTATAACTTTTACTTTTACATCAATATCAAAGTCGCTATGTTTAACAGTAACTATATCTCCTATATTAACCATTTCTAATTTTTTATAATTTTCATATTCTCTTATTTTACTTAATTCAATAAAATCTATTTGAATATTAATAGTACTTAATCCTATTGTTGTAGCTAACTCTGTAGTTAAACTCCTTAGTGTAACCTCATCTTGAGCATCTTTAAATTCTACTTTTCGTATTATAGGAAAAGGTGGATATAACTCACTATCCCAATTAGGAACATTAATATATTTTTCTGAAAGTTTTATTCCATTAGCACCTTTTGGATAAATTTTAGTTACTACATTTGCTGTGTCTACAGTTATCTTTAATCCCTGTATATTCTTTCCGTATTTTATTAATACTCCTGAATCATTTCCCACTTGTCTTAATATTTTTACAGTAAAATTATCTCTAAGTAATTCCCCCTGTTCCCATCTCTCTATCATCTTAAAGAAAGCTTGAACCGGACTAATTTCTATCATATATAAAGTTTCTGCTTTTACTACATCGCTGTCAACAGTATATATTTTATCTAAATCATTTACTAAAGCCTTTTCCATTGCTGTTTTTATTGGCTCATTTTCAACTCTCTTATCTTCAATAAAATAATAATCCATATCATAAAAAATATGATTTGCATATACCTTAACTCTTTTTTCTGTGTCCTGTACTTTCTCTACTTTATAAATTCTAAACAATTGATTATCAGCTTTTATTATATTAAACTCTTTAAAATATAAAGATTTCTTTGAATTTGCAGGATACTCAAATTCTAAGTAATATTGACCATTTAACTCTTCTGTTACTTCTGCTAATATTGGTTCATTTAGAACTCCAAGTCCATTATTATCAAAATTACCTTTAATAGTTTTTTTATCATATATACATAACAATTACAGCCACCTCCAATTTGGAATAACCTCCACCTTGGAAACACTACCTGTCCATGATATATTGTTTTCTCCTATTTCAAACTTAGGAAATTCACCAGTCATTTTACTATTTAAATTATCTGTAGCTTCGTTATAGCAATTTTGCTGAACGCTATCTAAAATGATGTTATTTGTAACTTCTTTTAACTTTATAACTTCTGAATTAATAGTTAAATTAATATCTCCACTACCAAATATCTTAATTATTGGCTCTGAATATATACTTCCTGGATTTGTTACACTTCCTTCTGCTATCATTTCAATAACATTACTTTCTACTTCATACTTAAAAGGTCTGCAATTAAAAACTATAACAAACTTTGAAATATACTTTAGTACCTGTGTAAAATCTATTACATTAACTACTTGAGCTATATACTTTTTATTATGTTGATTACTAAAAACTAAATCGCTTTCTCCATAGGCCAATAACCATTCTTTTATTTCATCTATTTTATTTGGTAATATATCATCTTTAATTGAACATTCCACAGCAATAGTAATATCTTCATAAGTATTCTCATCAAATCGTAAGCTTGAACTTTTACCTGGAATAACTACATTAGTAATTCTTCTTTTAGGAGATGGTATAGATGGTCTTTTAGAAATATATACTCCATAATCTGAAAAGCTATTTTTACCTCTAAAATTAAAACTAAACATCTATTTACCACCTCTTCCCATAGTTATTCTTTGTCTATAGAACTCTAACTCATAAGCTAATTGTTCTATATCTTTTTCAGTATTATTTATGAAGTTTTCAATATGCAGTGTAACTCCATTATTATTTTCACTGGAAGTTCCATTTACTTTTTTCAATGCTTTAGCTAATAAATCATCTAGCCTATCTATAGGTAATACTGCTTCTGTACCAGCCTCACCAACACCTATAACACTTGGAGAATTAAAAATACCACCCTTTGCATACCAACTAACTGATAGTTTTGGTACACTTGGTGGCACTAAGCTAAACTCTCCACTTAAACTAAAGTGAGGCAATTTAATTTTAGGTATTTTTATTTCTGGCAATCTTAAATTTCTAAAGAAACTAGCTATTGAATCTATAGCTCCTTTAACAGTATTCTTAGCTGCATTAATTGGAGTTGTTATTGCAGTCTTTATAGCATTCCAAACACTTGTGGTAGTATTTTTAATACCATTCCAAATTCCTGATATCATTGAGCTAATAGAATTAAACACCGTTGATATTACATTTTTAACTCCATTTACAACATTAGAAATTGTACTTTTAATTCCTTCCCATATAGTTGAGGTTGTACTCTTTATACTATTCCAAGTATTTGATGTTACAGTTTTAATTCCATTCCATATACTAGTTACCACTGAATTAATAGCATTAAATACAGTTGTTATTGTATTTTTCATTGAATCTATTATTGTAGAAATGCTATTTTTTATAGATTCCCAAACACTTGATGTAGTAGCTTTTATACTATTCCACACAGCTGTAGTTATTCCTTTAATAGCTTCCCACACTGTTGATATTATTGCTTTTATTAGTTCTAATGTACTATTAATTATTCCTTTTATCAAATCTAGTGTAGTATATATTATGGTATTCATATTTTCCCATACAGTGGATGTTAGATTTTTAATAGCCTCCCATGCGTCTTGCCAATCCCCTTTAAAAATATTCACTGCTATGTTAATAACACCTTTTATAACTTCAAGTGTGTTTTTTATAACAGTAGATATTAATGTAAAAGCACTGGTTATTACACTTACAATACTATCTCCACATTGGCTCCATATTTGTTTTGCAAATTCAACAAAGGCTTTAAATAACTCCTTTAATCCATCTATAATTCCACCTATTATATTCTTAACTTCATTCCAAGTAGAATTAACTATATTTCTAAACTCTTCATTACTATTATATAAAGTAACAAATATAGCAATAAGACCTGCTATTATTCCAATAACTATTCCTACCGGCCCTGTTAATGCTGTAAGGACAGTTCCTAAAGCTCCTGTTGCTCCACTTGCCGATCCTATAGCTGTGGATATTGATCCAAAAGCTGTAAATAATGAACCACCAACACTAATAACTTTTCCAATAATACTTACTACTGGACCTATAGCTGCAGCTATCATTGCAAACTTTATTATTAAATCTTGTTGTGCCGGACTTAGTGAGGTAAATTTTTCAATAATACCTGTAACTGCTTGAATTAATCTTTCTATAGATGGCATAGCTCTTTCTACAGCTTCAATTAACTTTTTGCCTAAAGGTTCTAAAGCTACAGCCATTTGATTTTTTAATATTATAAACTTATCACTTATAGTTTCCGTATCTTTTGCAGCCTTTTCTATTGTTTCTGGACTGCTTTCTATACTACTTATTAATTCATCAAGGTCTAATCTACCTTCTCTAATAGCAGCTGCCATATCAGGTCCTGCTTTTGCTCCAAACATCTCCATAGCTAAAGTATTTGCTTCACCAGCTGTACCTGCTTCTTTAATTCTTTCTATCATTTCTGCAAGTGCTTTATTAGGTTCGCTTATTCCTTCCTTAGCCATTTTTCCAAGTGCAATTCTTAAACTTCCAAGTACAAGTTCTATATTTACGCCTTCCTTTTCAAACTTACCAAGCATAGCTGCCGAAGTCTGCCAATCAAAACCCATTTGTCTAAGTGGTCCACCGAACTTAGTCATTAATTCTTGAAGTCTTGAAACCCCTATTCCTGTGCTTTGACTAACCTTAAAGGTATAATCTAATGCATCAGCATAATCTTCTGTACTTATTCCTGCATCCTGAAACATTCTTGTAGCAGCTGGAATAAGTGTGTTTATATCCTCACCTGTTATTTTTGCTAGTCTTAACATTTGTGTAGATAACTCTTGAAGTGATTCTCCACTTAATCCTGTTCTTGTATTTAAATCTGCTATTACTTGGCTAGCATCACTCATTGTAGTATTCACTGTAGTGTACACTGCCTTGAAGTCACTTTCTAATCCTTTAAGAGATTCTCCTGTAGCACCTGTTCCAATTCTTATAGTATTATTAGCTTTTTCAAAATCTGTAGCTAATTTATATAACCCTGTACCAGCTGCAACTATAGGTGCAGTTACAGACATAGAAAGTGTTTTACCTACACTGGAAAACCCTTCACCTACAGTTTTCATTTTGTTACCAATACCCTCAAAAGTTTTACCCATTTGAGTCCAGCCACTACTTTGAACTTTAAGTTCTTGATTAACACTTCTAAGTTCATTTTCCATTTTATTAAGTTCTGCTTGAGCATAATTTAATTTAATCTTTAAGTTTTCAGTAGCTTTTGCATCTTCACCTTTTGTCTCTGCACTTTCTTGATAACTTTTAGAAAGAGCTGCTACCTTCTGCTTTTGAAGTTCCATCTGCTTGTTTAATGTATCTTGCTTTAGTTTCAAGGTTTCTGTTGCTTTACCATAGACCCCCATCTTAGTGCTTGCAGCAGCAAACTCACTTTGGACAAGTTTTAAACTTCTTTGAACTTTACTTATACCATCTTGAAAGCCTTTATCATCAAGACCAATTTTAGCAACTACTGTATTACCTCCACTTGCCATCTCTGTATCTCACCTCCCCTTAGAAAAGAACATTATCTATATAATCAAATTCTTCTTTTTCTTCTATTCCATTAACTTTTTTATAAACACTAAAAAGAGCAGTTAATTTCTTAGGAGTACTTCCCCAAAACTGCTCTTCACTCATACCTAATAAATTTGTACCCAAATAATAAAGCCACTCCCAATTCCACGTATCTGAATCGGTGTGGCTTTCTATTCCCCCATATTTTCTTCTATTTCAGGCATTGACTCACTTAATGCCTCATTAATTACTGTTCCTAATCTTTCTAAATCAGCAAGCTGTAATAGATCTCCTACAGATTTTAAAGTTACAGTATCATCTTCAACTTTAATTGCTGCATATAATAAAGCTCTTATAGCTTTAATTTTCATAAGTTGTAAATCTTCAAAGGCTTTATTAATATCACCATAAACCTCTTCCAATTCACAAAATGTATTCATATTAAACTTTAATTCATATTCTTTATTTCCTAAGGTAAACTTAATACCTTTATTTCTTAATTCTGCTGCTTTCATATTTCCTCCTATAACTATAAAAAGGTCCAACTAATCCTAGTAAGCCCTCATATATCTTTGTAATATTAGTTATCCATCATTCTAGTAAATGAATGCTCTATTTTTCTTAAATTTTCATTTTTTATTGTCCTGATACTACAGGCTCATCTGGTACTTCTGTAAACCAACCACTAACTATTGAAGTATCAACTTCTGTTCCATCTTCATCAACTATAAATCTATAATTTCCATCAAAATCTCTAGCATAGAACTTTCCTGATAATTTTGCACTTTTAGGATTTGGTTTCTCTGCTTCAGTATCATACTCATCACTTGAAAGTTCAAATTTACCTTTTAACAGCCATACATATCTGTATTTTCCATTAGTCTTTTTAGATTTAAATCCAAGAGCTATTGTTGGTGGTATATCATCTTTATTTTCTATAAGTACACCTTTTACAACTTTTGCTCCTTGGAGTTTTGCTCTGCTTGCTAAAGATAGTTGATTAACTTCTATTTCAACATCTACACCTTCAAATGCAGCAATAACATCTTCCACTGAATCATCTGAATATATATTTTCAGTATTTGATTTTGGTGATAGCTTTGCACTTATAGCCCTCTCTAATTTTTCTGGTGTTTCATAAGTTACTCCACTTGATATATCCTCACTTAAAATTGCTATATGAATATCTTTTAATCCCATTTGTCTAGCCATTTTATAATTCCCCCTTTTCTTCTAAAAAATAAAACCTAATTCCTTTATGATATATTTCTGTATCACTTTCATATAAATCCTCTTCATTAAGTCTTTTAAATCCACAATTAATCAATAACTCTTTAACCTTACTTACTAACTGTGTATAATCTCCTTTGCTCCATATATCCACTTGTATATAATGTGCTATCATAACTTCAATATCATTTTCATACTCTTCTCCATTAACTGAATACTCATGAAAGGTTATATATTCTTTGGCTTTCCCACTATACTTCTGAAAGGATACTGGTATTTTTAAAGGCTTTAAAGTATCAATAATTATTTTATTTATCAAACTCATCAAGCCCCCTTTGAAGTTCATCTTTTATAACATTATTTATTTCTTTCTCATTTTCAATTACTGATTTTTCTGCCCAATGTTGTGCTGGTATTTTACTTGTCCCCCATTCAGTAAACTTACTATAAAAGAACTCTGTATTATCTCCTTTATTAGGACCTATCATTACAAAGTCTACGCCATTATCTTTGTTTATTTCTGAAACTTTAATATTATCAGCCATATGTTTCTTAATATCACTAGATCTCGGAGCTTTCTTTTCCATACTATCTTTTACAAGTTCACCTGCTTTATCTAAAGCTTTCTTTTTAATTTCTTCTGACTTCTGGCCTAACTTATTCACCTTATCAATAAGTTCAGCCATTCCTTCAAGTTGAATCTTCCCCATTAGAGAGCACCTCCATAGCTTTTATTTCACAATATTTATTTTCATACCTTACATTATTTATATCTGTTATGTTATACTTTCTACCCTCAAAATTAATTATCATACTCTCATCTATACCCTTCATAAACCTTATAATAAACTTAACTGTCTTTTCTTTGTTTATAGTTGCAGCTTCAAAATATTCTTTACCACTTAAATTTAAAACTTTAGCCCATACAGTTTTATAATCTTGCCATTCACTAACTTCAAATCCATTTTCATTAATAGCTGTAACTAATATCTGAAAAGTAATTCTATGTTTTAAACTTCCTACCATCACCATTCATCCTTCCTGTATGAAAATAAAAGCTTAGTCATAATATCTATAACTTCTTTAGCATCATAATCTTCTCTTTTCTCATACATATTAGCTACAGAATACATTACTGCTTGTTTAACAATCTCTGGTACTACTTCAAACTCTGATACAGAATATCTAAGAATACCTTCTACTAAATCTTCAGATACATTAATAAAGATTGAGATGAGTGTATCTTCCTCCTCACCATCAACTCTTAAATATAATTTAACTTCCTCTAAGGAAACTACCATACACTCACCTCTTGTAATTATTATGATGTTTTCATTTGTAGTAATTTTATAGCTTCAGGTAATATTAACTTACCATCAACTCTTTGTGTTGCTTTAAATCCAACTTGCCCATTAGCTGCATATAATTCATTCAGTCTTTGGAAAGACCTACCTTGTCTATCTGCTACCCAATAATACTTAAAATCACCAAAAGCAATAGACTTTGCTCCTGCTCCTAAAGTTGGTATATAGGCTGATGTTTTTACTGGCCTATTTAAAATAGTATCTGGTGTTCCAGCTGTTAATGATGGTTGCCAGATATATTGTCCATTTCCATCTTTAAGCTTTCTAATAGCTTTTACAGTAGCATCATTCATTGTGAATATTGCATTTTTTCTATATGGAGATTTTAAAGAATAGAATAAATCCATTATCTCATCTAATGTTATAGCTGTTGCACCTGCAGCTGTAACTCCAACTTCAGCTCCACCAGTAGCTGCGAATATCCCTGTAGGTTTTCCTGTTCCATCTCCAACAAAGAATGCTTCCTCTTCTTTAGCACCAATTCTTCTAGCAAATTCCTTTGCTATATATTGCTCTAAATTAAAAACACTATCATTAAGAAGTTCTTCTGAAACTTTAATGATAGTGGCTAATTTATACGCTCCTATTGATACTTGCCCGAATGCATCATCTGATTCTGGAATTAAACCTTCTTCATCAACCCATGAAGCTGTTCCCTTAGTTGAAACTACAGGTATCTTCCTATCTCCTGAAGAAGTCTTTATTACATTAGCAAGTTGTCTAAATATATTTTGTTCTTCTAAACTTTCAATTAATGTTCTTTCAAATTCGTCTGGTGCAAGGAATCCTCCTTCACTATCAGTACCAACTTGAAGTGCATTTTGAATCTCAAAGCTATTTTTATTTCTCATAGTATTCCAGAAAGCATTATTATATTCCTCTGTTGCTCTCCCTGTCTTTTCTCCTTGAATACCTGCTTTTGGATTATTTCTTATTGCATTTGAAGTTGCTTTAGATAACTCTAAATCTAACGCTGCTTGTCTCTCTAATCTGTCAATTTCTTTTCCTAAATTAACAACATCAGTTTCCATTTTTTCATAAATTTCTGTATCTTCTGCTGATAATAATCCTTTGTCATTTCTTCTACTGTCTAAAAATGATTTTGCACTATCCCATAACTTTGCCCTTTTTTCTCTTAACTCTAATATTTTATTCATATCAATTCCTCCAAATTTAATATTTTAATAACTCTAATCTTTTTAATAATTGATCATGTAGTGTTCCTGTATTTTCTACAGTATGTGTTTCTTTTACCTTTGGTATCTTTCTAATTAAGGCATTAGTGACTGTTACTTTATCAAATATAAATCCATCAGTAACTTCTTCACTATCTTCATATAAAACTTTATCTGCAAAACCTAACTCTACTGCTTTTTGAGCACTGAACCAAGTTTCTGCATCCATCATCTTTGATATCTTATTTCTTGGAAGTGATGTCTTTTGCTCATAAGCATTAATGATACTTTCCTTAACTTCTGATAACATCTCAATTCCACTTTGTAAATCTGAAGCTTCACCAAATATAACTGTAGCTGGATTATGAATCATCATCATTGCCACTGGTGACATCAATATTTCACTTCCTGCCATAGCAATAACTGAAGCAGCACTAGCTGCAATTCCATCAATTTTCACAGTTACTTTCCCGTTGTATTCTTTCAACATATTATAAATTTGACTTGCTGCAAAAACATCTCCACCTGGAGAGTTTAACCACACTACAATATCTCCTTCTGAATTAGTTAGTTCTGATTTAAACTGCTTTGGTGTAATATCATCATCAAACCAACTATCTTGTGCAATATAACCATCAAAATATAAAGTTCTTCCTTCTTCATTTTTAACCCAATTCCAAAACTTCTTATTCATTATTGCCCTCCAATTTTGTATTATTTTTATTAGCAAATGCTCCTGCTTCTGAAAGCTTTGTCATGTTACCATTTACCAAATATAAATCTCCGCCTAAGTCATCAGGTATTCTATTTAAATTCTCCAACTCTCTTATGTCATTAGCTGATAACCAACCATTTTGTCTTCCAACTGCATAACCATTCATACGACTTTGATAATCTCCTCTTAATAAGCCATCTACATTAAACTTAACAAAGTATTCTTTCTTTTCACTTTCTGAAAACAAAGCTCTTTTAATAGCTTGCTCCCATCTAACTACCCATGGATCTAAGGTATATATTACAAACTCTAAACTTTGTTGCTCTATATTGGAAAAGCTAGATTTATCTAAATCACCAATCATATGAGGTGGTATTCTAAATATCCTTGCTATTTCATTAAGTTGAAATTTTCTTGTCTGTAAAAACTGTGCTTGTTCTGGAGGAATACCTATACTTTGAAACTTCATTCCCTCTTCTAACACAGCAACTCTATGTGCATTTTTAGTTCCTTGATATACACTATTCCAACTTTCTCTTACCCTTGCCGGGTCCTTTACTACACCTGGATGTTCAAGAACTCCACCTGGATTCGCTCCATTTGCAAAGAAACTAGCTCCATATTCTTCTGTTGCTATTGCCATACCTATTGCATTCTTAGCCATAGCTATAGGTGAATATCCTATTAATCCATCAAACCCAAGTCCAGGTATATGCAATACTTCATAATTTCTAAGATAATATTGCTTACCTCCTTTATTATAAATGTAGTAAATCTCGCTATTATCAGATCTATCTACAGTCATTCTATCTGGCATAAGAGGATATAAAGCTATAATATTTCCTCTTCCATCTCTAATTATCTGTGCATATGCATTTCCCCATAATAAAAGATGACCCATAAGTGTTTCTCTAAACACAAATGAAGTCATCTCTGGATTTGGCTCATCTGCAAGCAAATGATATATTGAATGTTCTGTTGCTTTCTCTTTACCACTTTCAGTATGCTTAAAAGTATGAAGTGGTAATGAAGCTACTGTCTCTGCAAGTATTCTAACACAAGAATAAACAGCAGTGGTCTGCATAGCTGTTCTTTCATTTACAGCTTTTCCGCTTGAAGTCCCCCCAAAGAAAAAACTATAATTGCTTCCTATTAAACTATTCTTCGGGCCCGCTCTAGGCTCCCATAATTTTGATATTATTGGTATTTTCATTCTACTTACCTCCTAAAAACGTGTATAAAAAAACCACCTCTATTCAGAAGTGGTTTTAAATTATAAATTCATTTCTAATTTTATTTTTATACATTCATTACAATTATTATCTTTTTGCACTTCATAAATTGTGCAAAAATATTTGTACCCTTTATCAAGCAAATTAATAACACTTTCACAATAATATCGTGGTATATACCCAATGTGAATATTATTAGAATTTAATACCTTTATTGCATTTGAATCAAATTTATTCTCAGGTTCTAACTCTAATTTTAGTTCTTCATTAACAGTTAAGTTTGCTGATTTAGCACAATCTTGCCCATTGCAGCCAATATAGTGTCTAGGCCCAGCTAAATAAAAAATTCTCTTAATATTTTTATCATTTTCCTCTAAATTTAATATAGGATCAATGAATTCTAAATTATCAATAGGTAATTTAGCACCACTTCTCTTTAATAATTTATAATCATTATACTCATCTAAGCCATACTTAGAAAGAATCTTTTCAATTCCTCTTCTCTTAGAATCTGGTAACCTACTTGCAAATACCGGAAACAGTATATCACTTTTATATACTTTATCTAATTCTTCAAAAGAAATTAATAATTTAAATCCATTTTTTATAGCCTTTTTTACCTCAAATCCATAGCTAAATTCAAATTGTCCATTTTTAGATAATTGCCCGATAATATATTGCCTTCTTGTTTTGACATCTTTCCATACCAAATAAATATAATCTCTTCCACCTTTAATAGACATACTATTCCTCCTTTCCAAAGAATACCACATTCAACAAATTAATTTTTTCTATCAGAAATTTTTTTATTAATTGTTTTCTTTTATAACTTATTAACTTATCATCATAACTAAAAACTAATTTCTCTATAATATCTTCAGTTAAATTTATATTTATTGTATTTACTAACTCTATTACACTGCTATAATAATGTCGACATATATATTTAACAATCTCTAGATGTGTTGTCTCTTTTTTATTTTTTTTATCCAGTCTTACTCTTGATTTAGATTTTGTATTTACTAATGAATTAAATTTCATCTTATCATTACCTAAATATGAATCAATCTTTTCATCTTCTAAATAGCAACATAACGATGACCCATTATCATATAATGGACACATTCTAATATTATCATTAATACTTATAACTGCCCAATTATTTTGATGACGATCTGTATTACCAATTAAAAAATCAAAAATCATAATTTTTAGAAAATCATCAACTAGATTATAGTCATTAATTGAGTTTAATATCATTTCTAAAGAATAATATTCATCTTTTAGGTAATCATACATAGTTCCTGGATTATAAGTTGGATACTTACTATTAATTAAAGAAATCCCCTCTATTAAAATTTCTTTTTCCGTATTGATAAGATAACTCATAGATCCGATTCTTGAATTATATTTTCCTATCTCTATTTTAGCACATTCTAAACCTATTGTCTTAGCTAATTCAGATGCTAATTTTTCAGAAATATGCTCAGTAGTTTTATCTGTCTTTGGAAATTTAAATAATCCTATCTCATTAGTATCTTTATTTATCAACCATTCCTTTTCACTTCTTCCACTGCCTTCTGAAGCACCTTCATAAATATCCCATTGGCTGTAATCTATTACCATCATTTAACCCTTTCACTAATATGATTTCCACCTTGATCCATTTAAATACATTTATTGCTCTATACTATGTTTTTTATTCCATTTTTTTGCATGTTTATTTTTTATAATGATAAAATTATATCATCATTAACTATGTTTTACAATAAAAAAGCACTCCATATAAATAGAGTACTTTCTCAATAGTTAATATATTTTTATATTACTAATTATCAAAATAATCAACTAATCTCCATTCCTTGGCGTATCCAATACTCAAGTGACAATTTTTATTTCCTTTAATATCCATAAAGCACTTAACATTTTGATATTTATCCAATAACTCTTTAACTTTACTAATAGTATCTTTATAATCGCTATTTTCTTCAACATTTCTTGCCCAACATACTATAATTAGTTCTAAATCTTCTGCAGCTTGTTTTATATATTCTATATTTTTATTATCATAATTACTTACCCTGTTTTTTAAGCCTTTTTTATTTTTGTCTCTATAAGCAAATAGATTAGTAAAATTTATCCCCCATATTCTTTCCAAATAAAGAAATTAGTAAATATCATACTTGTTTTATCCATGATTAATTCTGTAGCATCACTAGTGTTTATTCTAACAAAAGTAATTTTTGGCAAACTTTCATTCCATATCTCTCCAATGATATATCTTTAATTTTTATCGTTAGAATAAATTGCATTACTAGTAATCATTCATGTTTTAATAATAGTTTCTGAATCAACTCTACATTTCATTCTATTTTTTCAATTGACTCTTTTGTATTAATAAAACCTGAAAATTTTTTCTACTTTGGTATCAACTAGAAATTAACATACGTTCTTATAAAACTAATATCCCTCTATCATCATAAACACTTCCACAACTTCCTTGATTTCTAATTGCTCTATCTAAAGCCATTATTAATGCTACAGCCCCATCAATCTTTTCTGTACTTTTCTCCTTATCTGGTTTAATATTTCCTGCTGGATCTGTCTTAACGTATATATTATCCATCATCCATCTAAGTATAGGATTTCCTCCATGAGCTATTTTCTTTTCGAGTGTTATCTTCATTAATTCCTTTGATGGTGGTGACATGTCTTTATACCCTTGCCCAAATGCAACTACTGTAAAACCCATACCATCAAGATTTTGTACCATTTGTACTGCTCCCCATCTATCAAATGCTATTTCTTTTATATTATATTTAGTTCCTAACTCTTCAATAAAAGCTTCAATAAACCCATAATGAACTACATTTCCTTCTGTAGTTTTTATAAAGTCTTGCTTCTCCCAAACATCATAAGGAACATGATCTCTTCTTACTCTAAGTTTCAAATTATCTTCTGGTATCCAAAAATAAGGTAACACCACATAATTTTCTTCTGAGTTTCTTGGTGGAAATACTAAAACAAAAGCAGTAATATCTGTAGTACTTGAAAGGTCAAGTCCTCCATAACATTCTCTGCCTCTTAAAGAATCTATATCAATATTAAAATCACATTCATCCCATATATCCATCTGCATCCAACGTGTGGATTGCTTAACCCATTGATTTAATCTAAGCTGTCTAAATATATTTTCTTCAGCTGGATTTTCCTTTGCACTATTATAAGCATTTCTAACTTTTTCAATATCAATAGTATGTCCAAGAGATGGATTAGCTTTATACCAATTCTTCTCTTCTCCCCAGTCATCATTATCTTCAATACCATAAATAACAGGATAAAAAGTTTTATCTATTTTTCTACCTTGAATAATATCTACCGCTTTTTGATGTTGCTCAAAACATATTGAATTTCTATCAGTTCCAGCTGTAGTTATTAAAAAGAATAACGGTTGAAGTCTAGCATCTCCTGAACCTTTAGTCATAACATCAAATAACTCTCTATTAGGCTGTGCATGAAGCTCATCAAAAATAACTGAATGAACATTAAGCCCATGCTTTGTATAAGCTTCAGCAGATAACACTTGATAGAAACTATTAGTAGGTTTATATACTAATCTTTTCATAGACATTATAGGTTTAATTCTTTTCTTTAATGCAGGACACTGCTCCACCATTTCAACTGCAACATCAAAAACTATTGATGCCTGTTGCCTATCTGAAGCACAGCCATAAACTTCTGCTCCCCATTCACTATCACCACAAGTCATAAGTAATGCTATTGCAGCTGCAAGTTCTGACTTACCATTTTTCTTTGGAATTTCTACATATGCAGTGTTGTATTGCCTATATCCATTTTCTTTAACTGTTCCAAATATATCTTTGATTATTTTATCCTGCCATGGCAGTAAATCAAAAGGTATACCCCTCCATTGGCCCTTGGTGTGCTTTAAACAATTAATAAAGTTAACTGCTCTTTGTGCTTTTACTTCATCAAACATTATTTAAGCTCACCCCTTAACATCAATTCCATAGGATCTACTACATCACTATTACCTTTATCTGCAACAATTCTACTTCTTGAAGATGGAGTAAGACCGAACTGTTCACAAAATTTAATCATAATTTTAAGGTAGGTTTGAGCAATGGATACCTGTGGCACCTGTTGCCAATAACCACTAGGTGTTTTTACAATAGTTCCATGTTTTGAAATAAACTCTTCTGCTTCCTTCCATCTAGAATAAGCTTCACAATATCCAGCAAATGCTGCCATATCAACTTCTGTTAATATCCCGAGGTCCTCTAACTGCTTAGATATTCTTCTCCATTCTTTTTTAGCCTCTTTATCTAGCCATACTGGACATTTAGGAGCTTTCTTTTCTGGTTTAGGCTCTAGTTCATTTAATTGCCTTTTCCCTGGATTACCTTCCAATACTTTAACTGCTGTTGGCTTTGGTTTTCTTCCTCTTTGTGCCATAGGTTTCACCCCAAATCTTTTAATTTTTAATATAATAAAAGAGCCTATATTTCTATAGACCCAATTCTAAACTTTCTTACTTTTTAAGTTCCTCTAAGCATTGCTCATATGCAATTTGTAACAGCTTTAAATCCAAAGCATTATCAGAATAACCTCTTACTATAACATTGAAATAATATTCAGTAGGAGCTGCAACCATATCTGTATATTCTTTAGCCATTATATAAACCATAGTTTTTACTGGCTTATCCTCTACTATTACCTTAACTTCTTTTTTTACATATAGACTTGGAAAACCTTCATATACATCAAGTGCTCTTTCACAGTCATCAGTTATTTCCCATAGTACTATTGGTACATCTTTTCCTTTACAAGGTTCAATATTAGCAACACCTTTATACCTACCTCTAAAGGTTAATTTATAATCTTTAAGTATTCCACTTCCTATAACCTTAGCTTTTGGACATCTATGTGCCATTTGCTCTAGATTCATATTAGAACCATAAGCACCATATATTTTTCTTTTCATTCTCAACTTCTCCTTTTTTAATTTTTCAAAGGGGATTGCTCCCCCTTGCTTTATTTTAATCTCATGCTGCATTTGGATTTCTCCATGCTGAGCTTCCATCAAGTGCTTTCATAAGGTGCATTCTGCAATTCCTGAACTCTTCACCGATAAGCCCTAGTCTTAAAAGCCAACATCTGAAGGTGTACTTTTCATTATCTGTATGCGTTCTTCTTGCGCTTGCACTCTTTTGTGTTAATGCTTGGTGGCTTATTGCTAGGCATAAAACAATGTAGCTTCTTATTTTTCCTGCATGTAATGTTCCGTTGAAAAGTCTAAATTCAATAGTTCCTTTTGTAAAAGTACTATGTAAGTTTAATCCATGATATCTGCTTGTGTGGTAATGCCTGTCTCTATTTTCAAATCCGTATCCGCTATACCAAAGGTCTGCAAGTTGTTCTAATGTTTTCGGTTTTTTCTTATTTATGGCTTGCGTCATTCATTATCTTCCAAACCCTTTGGTCTGGTGCTATTATGTTGTAAGTATCGTATCCATCATATTCCCTTGTGATTCTTCCTCCTAAAAAATTTACCGTAACCGCTGCTGCTTCTGCTTTTGTTATGCCTGTCATTTCAATTTCTACACCTATTGTTTGGTTTTTCATTTTTGTTTCCCTCCTAAATGGTATTCAATACCCTTTTATTAGTGTACATATTACCTCTGACAGGTGTACTTATCCAGTTATATTTAAAGAAAAAATACAGGTTTTTAACGATATTATTTACATATTAATGACAAAAGAAAAGACACTATTTAAAGTGCCTCTTCTACAGTTTTAACTACATCTTTATACTTAATCTTTTCACCATTTCTTAATAGATACACAGCTTCATCATTACCAACTTGATCAATATACCTATTAACAATAACATCAGCATACTTTTCATCTAATTCAATAGTGTAACAAATTCTATCTGTTTGCTCACAAGCAATAAGTGTTGAACCACTTCCTCCGAATGGGTCAAGTACAATAGAGTTTGTTAAACTTGAATTAGTAATTGGATAAGCTAATAATGCTATTGGCTTCATTGTTGGATGATATTTAGATTTTGTGGGCCTATCAAAGTTCCAAGTAGTTCTTTGCTTTCTATCCGCATAGAATTTATGCCCTGCTGTAGGCTTCCATCCTACAAGTACAGGTTCATGGTTATATTGATAATCACATCTTCCTAATACCGGAGAGTTCTTTACCCATATGCAAGTTTGATGACAAAAGAATCCTGCCTCTTTAAATGCAGTTCTAAAATTAACAGTTTCCTTATCAGCATGGAATACATAAATTGAAGCTCCATCTTCAAGACTCTCATACATTCCTTTATAAGCAGCTAACAAAAATTCATAAAACTTTTTATCATCCATATCATCATTTTGAATCTTCCCAGCTGTACCTTCATAGGCAACGTTGTACGGAGGATCTGTTACTGTTAGATTAGCTTTCTTCCCATCCATTAACCTTTCATAAGTTTCAAGCTTAGTACTATCTCCACAAATTAATCTATGCCTTCCCAACAACCAAATATCTCCACTCTGCGTTATTGGATTTTCTGGTGGAGCTTCATCAAAGTTATCTTCCTTTACACCTTTAGGATGTAACTCATTAAATAATGCATCAATCTCTGGTGGCTCAAATCCTGTAAAAGATGTATCATAATCTAAGTCTTGTAAATCCTTAATTAAATCAGCTAGTAATTCTTTATTCCATTCACCTGTAATTTTATTAAGAGCTATATTTAAAGCTTTTTCTTTAGTCTTATCAACTTCAACAACTACACAATCTATTTCCTCATAACCTAAAGATTTTAAAACTGATATTCTTTGGTGCCCTCCAATTACAGTTAAATCTTTATTTACTATAACAGGGTCTACATATCCAAACTCATTAATACTATTTTTAATTTTTTCAAATTCAGCATCACCAGGTTTTAATTTTTTTCTTGGATTATAGTCAGCTGGTACTAACAAATCTATCTTTAACTTTTTAAACTCCATCCTCTTCCCTCCAGAATCTATCTTTTATATAACAATCATGACTACAGTATTTTCTTTTCTTATTTCCATAGGCAGTAAACTTTTTATTGCAATAAGGGCAAGTATATTTATAAGTGGCATCTTCACTTTTATTTCTTTTATCTAGGTTTTCATTCCACCATTTATATCTACATTCATCAGAGCAAAACTTTCTGGCCCTACCTTGCAGTTTTTGTTTAATAGGTTTTTCACAATAAATACAAAGTTCATTTTTATTTATTTTTTCTTCTAAATTTAGAGCAACTACATCTGAAACACCTATAAGACCATTTCTTCTACAGTACCCTCTTACAGAATCCCTTGATAATCCTGTAATACTAGCAATAGACTTATATCCCATACCTTTTAATCTTAATTCTTTTATTCTTTCCTTTTCTTCGGTGGTCATATTAATTGCTCCTTTCATTAAACTTTTCTGCAATAAAAAAAGTAACTGCTATCCCTTACAGTTACTTAATTACAACTTTCTATTTTGCGATTTTTTAGTACCCCCCTTGTGTAATTATGCGAAATTTCACGTGAGAGGGAGCGGCGGTCGTTGGCATGTCCTCTTTTAGAGATTTTATGCCCCCTACCTACCTTTAATATCAACTCTCAAACCTTTTTCATTATCTCTATTATAATAATATCAAAAGTTCATACTCTACTTCTATCAACTTTACTCTACTATTTTAACCTATAGTAAAACTTTCTTTATTGATTTTCAATTAATTAAATATTAGTACTTTTCTCACTAATATTTTTTGCAATAACAGAATATTCTCTAACTATATGCCTCGCTGCATAATACTGACGTTTGTTTTTAAATATACAATTTTCATTATGTTGTTCATATAAATAAAGTTGTTCTTTTAATAACTTCCAATAAGCTTTAAATTTTTCATAAATGTTTAAATCATTATCTATATTTTGTTTTAAAACACTACTTATTTTCCAATGTTCAATAGTTTCAACAATCTCTTCAATTGATTCAAAATCATTATGTTTGTTCATATAATCCCCTCCTATTTAATTATATATTACAAACATAGTAATTATAATAAATATTTAGTTTATAATCCTAATATTTATATTCTTTATACCTATCTTCAGTCATAGTCTTCTTATCATGACATCTCTTACAAAGAGCTTGCCAGTTGCTTTCATCCCAAAATAACTTTTTATCTCCTCTATGGGGTTTACTATGATCAACAACAGTAGCTTTAACTAATTTTCCATCCTCTTTACACCTAATACATAAAGGATTCAATTTTAAGAATCTATTCCTAGCAGTTCTCCACTTACTATCATACCCACGTTCAGTAGCTGTAGCTCTTTCTTTTATATTAAACTCTTTATGCTCATTACAATATTTATCTTCTACTAATTTAGCACAACCTAAATTCTTACAAGGCCTCAAAGGCTTCCTTGGCACTACAATCACCTCTCTAAAGAAAAAAGCCACTACAACATTTGCTGTAATGACTCTCAATTTATTTTCTCTATTATAATAATATCAGAAGTTTGTACTCTACTTCTATCAACTTTACTCTACTTTTTAAGTTATTAATAAATTTTAACCTTGGATTGCTCCAAGGTCTGGCCTGCATTGTTACGCTTCTTTGATAGGCTTTGCAGGATCTATTAGTATATAGTATGCTCTTAATTTAATTTTAAATACACTTATTTTAAAATTTCTCTCCACGTTTCTGGAAATCCATAATGCTTTAAATTAACAAATGAGTATTTACTAATTAATGTTTCTAAGCTATTAATAAAGTTCTCTTTAACATTAATATCATCTATTAATTTATTCATGATATAAATATACGCAAATACTTGTTTTGTATTTTTATTTAAATCTAAAGAATTATTTTTAAATAAATTCTTATCTTTTTTTGACAGCTTAGGTGCAAATGTTATGTACCTGTTATATAATCTTCCTCTATGAGCACATATATTACGAAGTATAACAAAACCTTGCAACCAGTTTTCTATATAATTATATGGTATAGATGCATAATGATCTTTACAAATTTCTTCTTTAATTTCAGCATGTAAATTTTTAAATCCTCTTGATAAACAACCAAAGGACATTAACTCTACTACTACCCAACATGGAAACTCTCCATCATATTTTTCATTATGATGTTTAACGAATATTTCATTCTTTTCATTTTCTTCTATAAGTTGAGTTATGTTTTTCATGAATTTTTCATATCTCCACTCATCATCAAAGCTTTCTTTATCTAAATATCCTAACGGCCCATATTCTTTTGAATGATAATATCCAAAATGAGTTCTAAACTTCACCTCAATATATTCTAGTAAATATAATAATGCAACTCTTAACTCTGCATCAAAATTATATATTTCCATTACTTGTTCTAACTTTACATTATTATAAAAAACATTATCTCTCCTTAATGTTAATGTATACCCACTTAATCTGTAATAATTAACATGAGATAAAACTCTAGAAGCATAGTCATTATCTTTAATTACCATACCTCGCTCTTTCAAAATTTCTATTTGTTCTTCTATACTTTTAAAAGGTTTTCCCATAAATTTCTCCTAAAACAAAAGGCCCACCATGTTACGCATGTGATATAAAAAAATATCACATAGGCTTGGTGGGATCGATTGATTAAATTATATCACAAGAATTTTATCTTCTCAATAATTAATTTACTTTTTTATTAAAATTTTATCATTTTGAACAATTATATTTTCTAAAGCTCTATCATGTACCTTATATGCGTTCTGAATACTATATCCCATATCAACAGCTATTTGCTCCCAAGTTTTAAAGCAAAGGTATCTCAACTCCAACAATGTTTGCTGCTCTGGATTATTAATCTTTTTTATTATAGACATTATTTCTTTCTTCAAATCTACAAGTACATCTATATCAGCATTAATCTCATTCTCTAATTCCATCATCTTTACTATTATTCCTTCCATAGAATGAACATTACGACTTCCACTTGGAGGTGTATCACTTAATGTAGATGTCGCTTTAGTTGCTAATTCTCTTAAAGAAACTATTTGTTCAAGCTTACTATTTATTCTTTGATCTATTCTATAAGCTTGAGCTAAGTACTCTTTAGTTGTCATATCCTTCTACCTCCTTTTTGCCAAGGCATTGAACCATTATAATATTTATCTGCTATATAAAGTTGTAATTGTCCATCTAAACTACTTAACCTTTTAAAAACACTTCTTTGAGCTTCTTCTTGTTGTTTACTTGTTTGTTTAAAAGGGCATGTATCACCTAAACAAATATCAACTACTAATCTTTTGCATTTATTCTTTCTAACTTTATTTACACATATATCTCTTAATTCCATACCTTCTATACCTCCTTAATTTAGCATACTTTTTTATTTAAATTAATACTTACAGAAAGTATTTCATTAAGTTTTTCACTATCTTCTTCTCTAAGCTGACCTACAACATTTAATATTTGTCCCTTACATATTGTTAAAACCTGCTCTGCTAATATTGTGCTGTCATATTTTAAGCAACTATAATCTTTTTTATATAATTCATGATGTGTAGGAAGTTCTTTTTTATGCTTTCCTGTTATAGGAACTACTATTGTTGTAGTAGAAAACTTATTACCTACATCATTTTGAATAACCACTGCAGGTCTTCTTCCACTTTGAACACATCCTTGATTTTGACCAAAGTCCACCATTATAATACTATCTCTATAAATCTCCATCTTTTATACCCCCGATTCTTGCTTTAACAGCATTAATTAAATTTTCTTGTCCACATTGTTTTCTTTGAAGAGCTTTCATCACTTCTTCATCTATAGTTCCTTTAGAAACAATGTGATGAATGACTACTGTATCTTTTTGTCCCTGTCTCCATAGTCTTGCATTAGCTTGTTGATAAAGTTCTAAACTCCAGGTTAATCCAAACCATATAATTGTTGAACCTCCAGCTTGAAGATTTAAACCATGTCCTGTTGCTGCTGGATGTGCTATTGCTATTTGAATTTTCCCTTCATTCCATTTTGAAATATCTTTACTAGTTGAAATTTCTGTAACCTTAAACTTTTTAGCTATTCTTTGCTTATCATGCTTATAAGCATAAAATACTAATACTGGTTTTCCATTAGCTGCTTCAATTAAATCTTCTAAAGCTTCTAACTTTCTATCATGAATTATCTTTGTTTCCTTCAACTCATCATAAACTGCTCCATTTGCCATTTGAAGTAACTTATTCGATAAAGCTGCAGCATTGACCGCATCTATGTCTCCATCAGCTAACGGCAAAATCATCTCTTTTTCTAATCTTTTATAAAGTTGCTTTTCCTCTTCTAATATTTTCACATGAACTATATTATCAATTCTTTCTGGCATATCTAAATAATCACAAGCCTTCATGCTAACACAAATATCAGATATTCTTTGATAAATTTGTTCTTCCGCACCTTCTCTTGGTTTATAACTAAACACTACCTGTGCATTTCTTTTATCAGGAACAAAATAGTCATTTCTATAATTACTAATAAATCTTCCTAATCTTTGTCCCATATCAATTAAATTTATTTGACTCCATAAATCCATTAAGGTATTTGGTGCTGGAGTTCCTGTAAGACCAACTATTCTTTTTACCTTTGGTCTAATTTTTCTAAGAGCTTTAAATCTTTTTGAAGAAGAGGATTTAAAACTTGAAAGTTCATCAATAACTATCATGTCAAAATCAAAGTCATAATTATTACAAAGCCATTCTACATTTTCACGATTTATTATGTAGATATCAGCTTTATCAAATAGAGCCATTCTTCTTTCTTTTTCTGGGCCTAAAACCTTTGAGATTTTAAGCCCTTTGAGATGATCCCATTTTTCACATTCTTTGCTCCAAGTATCTTGAGCTACTCTTAATGGAGCTATAACTAATACTTTACTTACTTCAAAATAATCAAATAATAAACTCCACAAACTTGTTAAAGTTATTACTGTTTTTCCAAGTCCCATATCTAAAAGTAAGGCACATGCTGAATTATTTATAATAAAATCTTGTGCATACTTTTGATATTCATGAGGTACATATTTCATCAAGTACACCTCCAATCTTTTCTTTACTATCTATGCAATAAACTAAAAATCCTAATGATTCTAATTGTCTTTTTTTCAATATTTGAAGAGGTCTCATTTCTTTTCCTGGTGCTTTAAGTTCTACAAAAGCAAGCTTTCCATCTTTCATTAAAACTAACCTATCTGGCACACCTGCCATTCCTGGTGATACAAACTTAAATGCTATCCCTCCACGTTTTTTAACTTCCTTAGTTAAAGCTTTTTCAACTTCCCTTTCTCTCATAAATCCCCTTTCATATTAGGTGGAACAATTAAGGGAACAATGGTTTAAAAAACCCTTACGCGTGTGTATATACGTAACATGTACTATTATTACTTTTATATATATTATTTATCTCATAGGAGATTTTCTTGTTCCACTGTTCCTATACCCTTGCCTAATCCTTTAAAATACAAACTTCTTTACTGGAACGCTACCTTAGTACAAGCTAACGCATATACCCACTGTTCCTTTTAATTTTGGAACACAATCTTTCTTATTTTCCACTTTCTACTCTCATAAAAGCTCTTTGCTTATTATAAATAGGAAATCTTGTAGTGCCACTTTTAGTCCCATTGTATGGTTTCCAATTTTCTAATCTGGACATTATTGATGTTATTTCATAAGAATCTGCTTTCTTTAAACTTGCAGAATCCTTACCAAAACATTCACACCAAATTTCCATACTACAAACAAGCTCTCTCTTTTTAGTACCTACTAAAGCTGCCCCAAAGTCATTAGCACTTAAGAAATTTCTTCTTTCATAAAGACTCATAGTATCCCAATTATCAGGTAATAACTTTTCAAGATATTCTCTAACTAAACCTTCTCTATCATCACTTTCCATAGCATCTGCCTGCTGTGCTATAGCAATTTGGGCTTCATCTCCTTTTAAAAATAAATCCTCACCTTGCTTATATAAAAATACAGCTTCAGCCCAAACTTGATCTATTTCTTTTAAATCCCAAGCTTTCTTTGAACTGTCTCCACTTACTCTAACAGGCCAAAACCTTCTATTCCCTGTGATATCTCTTAAGAATCCTGTTTCACTATTTGTTGTCCCTACAATAACACACTGCCTTGGATGGCTTTCCACATTAACTCCATAGCTTGCCCTATATTTATCATCTGTTCTTGAAACAAAAGATTTAACTGTTTCAACATCAGTTTTCTTTATACCAGCAAGTTCTCCAAGTTCTAAAAGCCAATAACCCTGTAGCTTTTCTGCTGCTGCCTTATCACGCATATCACCTAAAGTTAAGCTATCAGAGAACCACCCTTTGCCTAACCTATCAAAGAAGGTACTCTTTCCAATACCCTGTGGTCCATTTAAAATTAATACACTATCAAACTTAGTACCTGGTTCATAAATTCTAGCTACAGCTGCTACTAAAGTTTTTCTAATAACAGCTTTAGAGTACGCATTCTCCTCTGCTCCTAAATAATCTATCAAAAGCATATCCACTCTTTTAATGCCATCCCATTCTTCTAAATTATTTAGATATTCTTTTACAGGATGATATGCTCTTTCAGCTGCAACTGATATTAATGCTTCCTTTAATTTAGTAGGTGACCATATACCATAACTTCTATCAAAATATACTTTTAAAGCTGCCATATCAGAATCATTCCAACCTACTTTAATTTGCTTCCAAGGCAACTCTTCTTTAACATCAATACCATCTCTATGTTGGTTATAAGCTATACCCGTTAACATCTCATCATTTTTCATAATAAGTACTAGGTTCTGTAGATCTGGTTTTATATTTCCGTTCTTGTCTACAGTAAGCTTTTGTTGCCACTGTCCAGCTTCTACTACATCAAACTCTGATTTTACCTTTTCCATTTTCTCATTTATTAATTGTTTTTTAACCTCTTCATCCTTCATGCAAAACTCCTGCATAGCTTTAAAGGATGGTAATTTAGTTGGTGTAGTTCCTTCTTCACATTCACTATCTAAATCGCTAAACTTATGAATTCTAACTAAGTCAAAAGCATTGCATAACTTATTACAAGCTTTGTCACTGGCATGGTGTGAAAAAGAAAATTTATTATCATAAACAACTACACCTGCTGATGAGTCTGCTGGAATATAATCGTATCTTCCTTCTATTACACTTGGCTTATAAACATCACTTAAAAATTTATCAATAGCTGCTTCAATAGTATATGTCCTACAAAAAGCACCTATCATACCTTCCTTTTCTAAAGGATCTGCTTGCTTTAAGATATTATTCTTTATAACCTTATTTTGTCTTGAGGATACAGGCCATTCACTACTATCTATCCAATTTTTATATCTTGAAAGTACCTTATCTGGATCCAATAATTGTCCATCTTGATGTTCAAAAACAAACTCTCCATCACAAGAAGTTGAGGGCCAATACATAAGTCGTGTAGCTTCATAAGTAGTATCATCAAATTGGTCTATTCCAATATCTGAAGCTATTAACCTAGAAACTGCTGTATACTCATCTGAACTTACATTTCTAGCTAAAGGTATGATTAATCTAAGTCGTGGTTTTTCTGAAGTGTGTTTATGTGTGGAATATATGCAACATCTAAAACCATAAAACATAGTTATCTCATCCCATAAACTAGGACTTGCATAATCTAAATCTAAAGTAAGCATGGACCTATATTCTACAAACCCACTTTTACGTTTTCCATCTCTTAACTCTCCCGCTACAAATCCACCTATATCTTTAACTTCGTCTTGTTTATTTTTAGGTAGCTTTCTAAACTCATCCATAGTTTCGGTAGTTACCTTTGTACTGCTTGCCATAACTAAAAAGTTGTCCCAAGTAATATCTATGTTCTTCCATACTGTATCTTTTCTTGAATTAGCTACTGCAATTTTCATATCTACTATCACCTCTTTCTAATCTTAATTTAATTCTATCTAATCCCTTCCTTGCTCCAACTAAATCTCCCGATAGTGCTTGTCCTCTTAATGTTTTTATTACTTGTCTAGGTAAGTAACCTCTGTACTTACCTAGTTCTTTTATAAATAACTGCACCCCTCATCAATCCTTCCTGTAATATTCACACTCAAATCCATCAGCTCTAAGTGGTAACCCCTTTGCCCATTCTGGAGCTATAGCCATAACATCACAAACTTCTTTTAATGAACCTTTACCTATTGGCGTTTCTACTATAATTTCATCATGGACATGCATAACTATTTCATACCCTTTTTTATCTACATTAATCATAGCTTCTGCTAATAAATCTCTTGCAGTTGCTTGAACTATATTCTCTACTAACTTAGGACCATAGCTCTCAATACGCTCCCACTTTTTAGTTGCTCCTATGCCTTCATAAGTAATACCTTCTCTACCAAACTTATTAGTTTCTAACCTTGGTTTTATATAAGATAAATTTCTTCCTGAAGGTAAAGTAATAAACATTATTCCTCTTTCATAGAACATTTTAATTTTACCTACTACTTCACAGCCTTTTTCCTTTACAACTTTAATTGCAGCTTTGTCTATATCCCACCATAACTTTGTAATATTCGGATTGGCATGTCTCCATACAGCAACTAAACCTTGAAGTTCTTCCTCCAAAACACCCATTTCAAGTGCTCCCATAGCTGTAAGGGCACCAATTGAACCACCATACCCAAGAGCTAATTCTGAAATCTTACCTTTCTGTCTTAATGGTGAAGTCTTAGTTATTTCTTCAATAGGCACTTTAAACATCTGACTTGCACTGGCTTCATATATCTTTCCATGAGAATTAAACACATCAATCCTCCACTCCTCACCTGCAAGCCAAGCTATAACTCTAGCTTCAATAGCACTGAAGTCAGCTACTATAAATCTGTGATTTTCTTTAGGTATAAAAGCTGTCCTTATAAGCTCTGATAAAACCTGCGGTACATTATCAAATAACATATCTAAAGTTTCAAATTCTCCATCCTTAACTAAATTACGTGCTAAAGTTAAATCTTTAATATGATTCTGTGGCAAGTTCTGAACCTGAACTAGCCTACCAGCCCAACGCCCCGTTCTATTTGCTCCATAGAATTGAAGTAATCCTCTTACTCTAAAATCAGGACATAATGCACGTTCTATAGCTTCATATTTTTTTACAGAAGTCTTAGATAGTTGAGCTCTTAAATTAAGTAATCTTTGCACATCTGCCTCCGAATCTTTAGCCAAATCTGCTACTGACTTTTTAGATAAAGATTCTACTTCTACTCCATTTTCTAAAAGCCACTGCTTAAGCTGTATCACTGAGTTTGGATTTTCAAGTCCAGTAAGCTTTTGAGCTTCTGCATAAGTATCTTCCTTATGAATGTTGTCACACCCTATAGCCTTCTCAACTAATTTAGTATCTATAAAAATACCTCTATCATTAATTTCTTGGTCCAATACATAAATATCTTGCTCACTATTTATAATTGGATACCTCTCAAGCTTTTTACGTATTGCTTTTTCAACTTCCACATCTTGTGCACAGTATTTTTTGAAAACTTCCCATCTTTCTAATGAATGATGTGGATAATTTCTAGTTCTTTCTCCATTAGACTTTGTAGGTTTACAAGGCATTGAAAAATATCTAATTAACTCCTTACCTTCCTTCATTTTTTGCTGCTGTAATCCTAAAACTTGTGCAACTCCATCTAAAGATAAAGGTAATCCTAAACTTGCAGCTTGCACTGCTGTACATCTCCATGACTTCGCTGATAATCTTTTATTAAGAAATTTTGATAAACATACTCTTTCAAAATTTGCATTAAATGCTGTTTTAATAATATTTTCATCTTCTAGCACTACAATAATTTCATTAGGTAAAGTTTCTCCTGATGCTAAATCTATAACCTTTACTTCATCATCATCAAATGAATAAGCAAATAATAATATTTCAAATTTAGGTGAAGTGGTGTATGCATAAACACCACTTCTGATTAAATCAATATCACTATAAGTTTCTATATCTATAGCTAATGTTTTCTGCATACACTATACCTACCTAGCTTAAGAAATCTTCATCTTCAAAAGTTGAAAACTCATCTTCTGCTTTAGTACGTCCACTTAAAGCATCTCCATCAGCTAACTTTTGTAGATTACCAAGTCCACAAGCAATTCCTTTATTACCATTAGAGTTAAATGCATAAAAAGTTATACTTGCTCTTCCATAGCATCCACTATAAACTTCACTTTGGTCTAAGATAAGCTTAACATTTTTATCTACTATTTGAGGCTTGTCCTTGCTGTTGGCATTTATAAAATAGCTGTTCTTATAAGCTTCATCATCTGGTCTATCAATGTCTCCATCTCTTAATGGAGTTTTCAAGTTTGCTGGCACCCTTCCACCAAATTTAGCTTTACCTTCTTGCTTTGCAGCTTCTATAGCAGATTTAATGTCATTAACTGTCTTTGTATCTGCCTTTGGTATTATTAATGAAACTGAATACTTTTCATCTCCACCATTTATTGACTTTGGTTCCCACACATTTGCATATGAGAATCTTACCTTACCTGTTATAACCTTTGTATTATTATCCATTTATATTTCCTCCTTAAAATCAGCTACTGCTGTATTATTTATTTTTATCTCTTTTCTTTTATCTGAACTAGGAACTAATGTTGGCTTACCTTCTGGTCTTTCTATTAATGTTCCTAGGATTTCATTAAACTTCTTTTTACCTATTAACTTCTCCATAGCTGTTATACCTAAAAGTGATTTAGAATAAATATCTGTTATTCCGTTATCTTCACAAACTTTTACAATAGCTTTTTCATCTTTATATTTACGATTAGCTCTTCCCTGAACTAACTTAAATCCTGGCCATTGTTTACCTTCATTAATTGCTAAATGTGAAGCAAAATTATGAACATCATTAGCCCATATTGATAATCTATCAGATATAAATAACACATCTGCCATTTCTTCATCAGTTAATAAATCTGGCTTCTTAAATTCATACTTAGCTATATCTAAAAACTCTTCTGCCCTTGCTCTACAGTTATGCCTAACTCTACAGAATCTACAATGCTCACCAGAAAGAAACTCCCCTTCACCTTTAAATGCTAAGTCAGCCTTTGGTTTCAATTCATTCTCTGCCCAACTTAATAAATCTTCTGTTAACATCTCATAGGTAGATATACTTTCAAGTCTCGGCTGTACAATAGTCATTCTTACCTTTTTGATATCATAAAGACTATCAAATAAATTTAGAGCTCCTATAGCATAAAGCTTCATTTGAGGATTATCTTCAGCTGAAACTGCTACACCTCTACCATACTTAAGGTCAACTATATCTAAGTTTTCATCTGCAACTATCAATAGATCCCCAGTACCAAATCCTTCTGGTACATAGCAGGAATAATCTAACCTTTGCTCTATTAATATCACTGGATCTTTGCAGCTTATCCTAACTTCATCAATAAGTTCAGTTGCAAAGTTCACATAAACATCTGTATATTGTTCTAGCTCTTCACTATCAAATTCACTAACTGGCCTTTTGGTTTTAATCCCAATATAATCTCTTAATTTATATTCTGATAATTCATGAGCTGCTGTACCTTCTGCAGCAAATACACTACTTGTATTTTCTTCATTCTCTTCAAGCCTTGCAGATGGTGGACACTGTAACCACTTATGTGAAGCTGAAGCAGATAATAATGCATGCTTGGCCATTACAAAACCTCCCCTAGTTCAAGAAGCTCTTTATAGTTACATGGCTGAATATCAGTTAGCTTGTTTACCCCATGTTTTTTAATAAGCTCCTTAACTTCTGCCTGCTTTCCATTCTTAGATTTTGTAGCTAATACTTTTCTAACTTCCTCAAGTGTTATAGTTTTTTCAGCTGCTTCTTCTTTCTTTTCCTTAACTTCTTTTTCTTTAATAACTTCCTCTACCTTAGCTTCAACCTCTTTTACTTCAATCTTATCTTCTATAACAGAAGAAATACTTGCTCCTAAATTCACCTTAGGTAATGATTCTGCTAAAGCTAATATTGCAGCCATAATGTGTGGCGATTCCACTGTTATTTTTACATTAATATCCATAGTATTCACTCCTCTTAAATTTTTTATAGTTTCTTAGCCTCTTGAAGAAAATCAAAATAATCATTCTCTTCTAGTTCAATCAGCTTTCCAGCATTATATTTAGTTAATAGATTTTTTATCTTCTGTGCTTTTCCTTCTCTGCTTTTTTCATCTAAAATATTACTTATCATATTGATAGTTATTGTTTTAGAATTTAACTCATCCACTATTGCTCCTCCTTTCATTAATTTGTACTTAGAGCAAAATCATTTAATATACTATTCATAATCATTATGTCTTGACCTGAAAGTTCACCTTTTAACTTTTCAAGTAAATTCTTTTGTTGTTGGTTAAGATATCTTTTATCTAAATCAAAGTCACCAACAATTCTAATTCCACCACCATGTCTCCCACGAATAGTTTCTATTGGATATGAGAGTGATAGATGCTCAATATCAGTTCTTATAGTACGTTCAGATACTCCACACTCATTAGCTAAGTTTTTAATTTTTTCACTTCTTCTTTTACAAAGAACTTTTAAAATTGCCATTCTTCTTTCAGTTGGAGTTATCCAATCTGCTAACATTTCCATCACTCTCACCCCCTTTTCCCTTGCTCTGTAAGTTAATATTAAAAGTTAAACCGGCAGACTAACTTACGCTTTAAAAACTTTTTTAAAATAAAAAATGGCCTAGAGTAAGCTAGTCTTTTCTAGCTTTACTCCGGCCATTTGATAACTCTTATCTGGTTTCGTTGCTCGGTAGTTATTTATTATATTTTATTTCTACTATCTTTCTACAATGTGGACATTTCATTTCTATAATCACATCATCTGGTGCTTTTATTATATCCAATGCTCTTTTAGTACAGCATGGACACTTCATTTTTTCTCTCATAAGTACTCTCTCCCTTTTAATTAACATGTTAGCATTTTTGCTTACACTTTATTATTTTTTATAGCACCCTTTTTAAGGATGCCATTTATTTAAATTGCATTATTAAATTTTGCTGTAGGAGTATATTTATTATCATCATAACTATTTATTATTTTTAAGTTATTTAATCTTACCTCTGCAGCTTGTTTTGATACATTAAAGATATTCGATATTCTTCTAATTAACAATTCATTATATCTTTTCGTATCTCCCCAACTCATCAACCTTAAATGCTCAATATAATCTTCATCATTGCAAATTTTAAACACCATAGATTTAGGCATTAATACCGCTGAAGAAAAGTAATTTGCTTGCCATTCCATGGTATAGTTGTCATCCCATTTGTGAATTGGCTTAAATTTAGGATCAACACTTACAGTTCTACATTGAATATTAGGCATATCAATAAAATCAAATAATGATATTTGAGCCATATCCCTATAATATTTTTTCCTATGAAATATCCAATGCCCTGCCTCATGTATAGCTGTAAATCTATATCTTTGTTCTTGACCTTCCTCTAATAAAGTATTATCAATAATAACAGTACCAGCTTTCGCACTTATGTATTCAGCTCTTCCTGTATATATATCATATACTTGAACCTTATTTGTATCATTGAATACTAACATTCCTAGATAACAGCCACAATGAGATAGATATTGAAAATCCTGTTCCAATCCTAGATATTCTGTTAAAAACCTATCTTCATCTATAGGCTGCGGCGTTACTAAAGTTTCTGGATTAAAATCCATTAGAAATTTCTCTGCTATATTATCTATTTCTTCTTTACTTAATACTGGTACATTATTTGATTTAATTCTAAATTTTGGATTGTACATGAGTGAAAACTACCCCTTTCTATTCTCAAGTTCTTCAACAAACTTCTTCCACTCTTCCTCTCCAACTTCCAGGTCCATAGCTTTTCTAAGTGCAACACGTACATAATCCCTTTCCATGATATAATCTGGTAAATCTACTGCTATAGAATTTCTTTTCTTACCAGCTAAATCATACATATATCTGCATTCATCTTCACTTAAAGATAATATGTTAGCTAACTCATCAAGCTTGTCCTTATCTGGAGGATTACGTCTTTCCTTTTCAATGTCACTTAAATACGGTGGTGTAATCTTTAGTAATCTGGCCATTTCCCTTAATGTTATCTTCTTTTCCTCTCTCTTCTTTGCAATAAATTCTCCAAAACTCATTTCATTATACATATTCATATCATTACATCCCTATCTCTCTATACACATTTACTCTTAAAATATATATTTAAAATTAATTACGTATTAATCATTATTTACTCTTATCTCTATTCTTTAAACACTAATTTTCAAATTATACTCTTTTAAAATTTATACTATACTTACATCTCTATTAACTTTTATTATTGGTTTTGGATAGCTTTATTAACTATATTTCAGAATTGCTACATACATCGGCCAATATGCTTGTAAGCTAAACTGCTAATTACACAATATAATGATTTCCACTTAATTGCAATATATTTTCCTAAAAAAGTATTTTTTATTTATTTTATCCAAATATTATATTGTTTAAAGATATGTGTTTCGATGTAATTTGAGTGATATATTTGTATTTTATAAATATTCTACTACTAGTTAATACTCTGTTGTCTTCTTAATAATTCAGAATAAACTATTTTGAATACATATATAACTTCATACTATACTATATTATTTAATAGTTTAATTCGTCCTCATCTTCATCACTAGCACTATAAATATATTCCAAATATTTTATAGCTAAACCATTTCCTTCAACTGCTAACTCATCCATTAAACGTAACCCATCAGTAAAATTGTCATCTTTAGTTTTATCTGTTTCCATCACTGTATAAATTAGAGAAAATGCTCTATAATATCCTCCTGCTGGATGATTAATCATTTCTAAAGCTTTTATATAATAGTTTAATTTATCCTGTAATGGTGCTTTTTTATTTGGATTAAGTACCTTTCCATTCATAATTGCTTTAACTATGACTCTTAGTATATTTGTTGCAGCTTCAATTAGTCCCTCATCTAAAGCATCATCATATAAGTAAATCATCTCCATTAAATTTTCTGTATCCCCTGTAAGCTCAATTTCTACATCCATATCATAAGCGCTTTTAAAGTACTCATTAGTTGTAAAATTATTAGTTCTTACATATGGTAAAATAATACCACCTGACTTTTCTACATCCCCAATTTCCAAGGTCACTTGATATGCTTCATACATACCTCTATTCTCTAACGGTACTCTTATGCCATCATCCTCTGATTTAATTTCCCAATGAACTAATTCTTCTACCGAGACATTAAACACCTCTGCTATATTTACTAGATGGTCAGGCGATGGAGTATGTTTTCCTTTTTCCCATCTGCGTATTGTATTTGTATCAACACCTAATCTCCCTGCTAATTCTTTTTGAGACATATTTCCCTTCCTCAATTTATAAAAATTTTTAGAAAAGATGTCACCATTAAATCTCTTACTCAT